TCACCTTGTAGTAAGATGGTACGTAGGTGACCCACCGCCTTGATTGCATCTACGCACTGGTCGAGTGAGAGTGCGTACATTTGATGTGCTTGATTACTCATAGTCATAGTCTCCTGTTATTCGGGCAGTTGCCCGAAAGTTAAGTTAGTGTCCAAAACCGTGGACGATATATAGTAGTAGTATAGGTAGGGCCATGACACACACGGCCCCAATGAAATCTCGGATACGTCCCTCCATTACATATCCAGACTTGGTAGTGCGGCGATTGCCGCTGTGAGTTTGGTGCGCGTCTCCTCGCGGAACGTGCGGTTGTTCTTTAGTTGTTCGAGGTTCGTGCCATGCAACGCTTCGTCTAGCTGTCTGCGCATTGCTTCCATCTGGCTATCACCTGTCACGTTACACGTACCCAACATATTGGTCAGTTCGATAGCGCGATCAAACACAGTCTGATACAAGCGATTGCCTTTACCTTCTTCGTCAACCTCGAGTTCGTGAACAAGTGTAGTCAGGTTGTCGTGCAGTCTATGCCACACACTATCCATCGCACCTTGTAACCTGTTTTGGTGTACGGTGGCGGCATCTGCGAGTACCCCTTGCAAGGTTTCATGTGGTAAGTCGAGCCGCCAATCACCCGTGTTGCCACCGTCGGGTAGCTCATCGTACGTTATACGGAACGCAAACTTGCTCCGCACATTGTCGAGCGTTGGGTACTCCTCGGGGTTGAACATACCACCTACCTTGGCTTGCGCGTTTGTCACCTTCCAATCGTACACATCGAGGAAGTCTTCGACTAGCTGATAGAACTCTTGTTGGCATTCGGTCATTTGCTTGTGGTAATCAAAGTATTGTGCAGTTGTCAGTAGACGTGGGCCGCTGTCCAACCAAGGCATAGTCATGCGATAGTGTACGTTGTTACGCACGTTGGCTGCGTATTTCTGTATCTTGTCTAGCTCTGAACAGTGACCCAGAATGTTCTTGGACACATTGGCTACGCCCTTGTCTGCGTTGTTTACGTAGTTCACATCTTCAGATGCTTTTTTATCCTTCTTACGTGCAGTCCAAACGCTTGCACTGTAGTCAACGATCATCGCCGATGATGATATGCTTGGTGCTACCACCTCGGGGGTTTGTATGTTTAAGGTTACTGTATTCATAGTGTGTCACTCCTTATTCGGGCAGATGCCCGAAAGTTATGTTAAGCAGGTTCTGCCTGCTGTGGGTCTTCTCACTACCTATAGTGTACCACAGGTAGTAAGTAATGTCAAGTAATCTATTTTGGTGGTGTTCATTGAGTTAACGTGTTTATTTCTCCTTTTCTGTTGTGTGTTGCATATAACGTGGTTCGAGTTGCGTAACTTCCGCGAGTGCCTCTTTACTCATTGGCTTGTGGACATACTCAATCGCCTCGTTGTCAGGGTTATCAACATCAAGCCCTTCCAAGAAGTATTTAGCCGCCCACTCTTTGTGCCTGTCGTTGTGTACCAAAATAAAACTTAGGTGGTCACGCAAGCGTGTAACTTCTTCTGTAGATAGCTTAACAGACACAGCATCATCAGAAAGATTTTGCCACGCGGTTATTGTGTAGGTTGCTTTTTGCTCTTCCATTCCAACAACTTCCACATCAAGCTCCAACTCGGAGGCTTGTTCTATTCCTTTATATATCATTACGTTCTCCTAACGTGTTTTCTGGTTTAGATGTAGCAAGTCAGACTTACGTGAAATTAGTGTGTAGCCTTGCTTGGGCAGTGGAGCTATGCACCACCCAAGTCTTTGCTCAGTAGCCGCGACTTCGCCGCACTTTAGGCAGGTGCGTAATCCCAGCTTGGCGCGACCTACGGGGAACGTGTCCCCACAACGTACGCACTCGTTCATGTTGTCACCTCGGCTTCGCCAAGACCGTACTCTTGCAATAGTTGATGCAGAATATATTCGTCATTGCCGCGTAGGATAGTCAGGTTTTGCAGTTGCTCTGCTTTGCGCTCGATCCAGTTCATTGCCTCGGTGCGTGTCTTTGCTTCGTATATCACTTTGTCAGAGTGGGTGCGGGTGGTTGAGTTCCAAGCGAACCCTTGAGCCTTTACTGTCTTGTTCATGCCACTGCTCCACACTTGTGATCTTCCTTATAAAGACGATCAACATGGAACCCATAAACAAAACACCACACGCCACTCGCGGCGTCACTCAGTGTGTCTTGCGCCCTCGCAAACTCTTTGGGGCTTACATACCCTGTCAGGTTGCTGCGTATTTCCTGCCAAGTCTTACATGGTATTTTCTTGCCGTTGTGTTGTAACAAATAATACATAGTGTCTCTCCAGTTATTCGGGCAGTTGCCCGAAAGTTAAGTTAAGGTAAGTGGGGCGGCGCGTCTCGTGGCTACCGTCCATATAACATCTTACCACATAGGGAGGGGAATGTCAAGTAATTCAGTTTGGTGGTGGTTGGTGGTAGCTGGTGCCTTGTGACATAATGTGACGTTGTGGGGGTCTGTAAGTGTCTGAAATGTAAAGAATGTTCCAAAGTTCAAATGTTCCAAAGGTATATGTCTGGATTTTTAAAAAGGGTTTTAGCGAGAAGACCGTCTCTTACCCTCTCCAATAAAATAAATATATATATACTTAAAAACTTGGAACATTGGAACATTTCTTTGTTATCAATGACTTAATGCCGTTTTTCGTGGAACACGCTTGGAACATTTGGAACATTTCTTTGTTATCAATAGCTTACACGCGTAGAGCTACTCCATTTACTGGTATCGAAACTATCGGGCAGTTGCCCGAATTGCATTTTAGTACCCTGTAGTGTGTCATACCGATTGGAACATGACATAACGTGTCATGCGTAGAGCTACTCCATTTACTGGTATCGAAACTTTCGGGTAGTTGCCCGAATAAAAAAAGACCCACCGAAGTGGGCCTAGTAGGGCATTGTGGTGCAATGTGTTAACAGACTACAGCAAGGCGTGGTATAACGCAACAGGTAAGACGTACAGCTAATTGCTTACTGGTATCGAAATTTTGGGCACAAAAAAAAGGGCTGACCATTTAAGGCCAGCCCGATGTGGTAGTCTGTTACTTGGTAGTTGGTAGTTGGTGCACTTTCTGGAAGCCTAGTAACTGCACCGCCATATCGTCTCGATTGACGCTGTCTGGCATTGGCTTGTCGCTCTGGATAATAGCGATTGCATTTTGAATTTGCTGGCCTAATTGCTCGAGTGCAGTTTTCTTTTTACCGTCGGCACCTTTCTTTGCCACGGCTTCAATTTCACCTGCCTGCCTTGCCAGCGTATTGAACCGACTAGCGAGGCCTTTCATTTTGTCACTAGGTCGATCTTGCAATTTCATGCGATCTTTCTTTGCGACTAGAAAATCACCCTCTGTTTCAAAATCGGTTTTCTTTAATGTCGGCGCGTCAACAATGGCCTGTTCTTCTGGATTGTAGCAGGCTTTACCATACCATGCTAAACGCTCTTGATACTCTAACGTATGTTGCGCGGCGAAATCTTCGCCAATCGCGGCAATCATATCCGCTGTGGTTTTGAACCCACGTTTGGCTAGCCAATCGGCACCGCGTATGTCCAATTCAAACATGGCCGCGATTAGAGGCGCAATCTTTTCCTCGGCACCTTTCTTAATACCGCTAATTGAATAGATCGCGCCAGCCTCGAATGCAGATATATTCTCGGCACCTTTGCCAAGCGCTTTAACATTAGTAACCGTGGGGGCCGTCTCAGTTTTAATAGTAGTCATAGTATACTCACTCTCTTTTATTTTCGGGCAGTTACCCGAAAGTTATATATCGATCAAACGGCGTATTGTTTGCCGTCTCGATGCAATAGTTATGCCATGTCCTAACGTGTTATGATATAGATGAGCGCGCAAAAAAGAATTGAATACCACTATAGGGCAAACGTCGATAGTCTAAGGTATACCCTACCCCCACCACCCGCGTAGCTATTTGTGACTCTGTGCATCTACTATTATTACTAATCTGGACGAATAAATTGGTATTTTTTGAAAACCCCCCACCCCTTTTTCAAAACCCTTGCCAAAAAATTTTTTGTACCCTATTATTACGTTACACGGTTAATTACCTGCGAAATGATATGACATTGAACTTAACGCCCGAACTAGGTGTACCTTTAGAGGATGAAGCAAAGCAGATTCCCCTACCTGAACGTACCTCTGCACTGGCTAACACAGTAGCGGAACTAGAAAACCACGGGTTAGACACCACTCCAGACGACACTGACATGGAAGTTGCAGCTATTTTAGCCACTTCGTACGCACAGGAACCCGACAAAACGTCTCGGAAGGTCACCAACAAGCGAGCAGCGAAGCTAACACCCCCATCTGTTAAGATGGCAGGGGCTATAATAGACGAATTTAACCATTCTGTAGTGGAATCTTCCAAGCAACTGCGCAATCTCGTAACAAACAAGCTCATCATAGAGTCAGAAAACCCTGATCCAAGGGTACGAATGCGTGCATTAGAGCTTATGGGTAAGATTTCAGACGTAGGATTGTTCACAGACAAGTCCGAAGTGACGATTACGCACCAAACTACCGACGATCTCAAGGAGAAACTGCGTGGAAAGCTGGCAAAACTGGTAAATCCAGAGCCAGAAATAGAAGATGCAGTGGTTGTGAACGAAAAAGACATAGATACTAACGAAGAGTTTGGGTTTGACGATGATGACTGAAGGGTTTGACTTTAGCGAAGACGATATTGAGATCATGTTGGCTAATCTTGACTCTTTTAGTGACGAGGAAGTGGTAGAGATTGACCGTATGGTTGACGAACTCTCCACAAGGTCCAAAAACAAGCGTGCATATGACGATCTGATAGAGTTCTGCAAACGTATGATGCCTGAATTTATCGTAGGTAAGCACCACCGCATCCTAGCAAACCTGCTTATGGACATTGAGAAGGGGGATAAAGACCGTATTTGTGTTAATATCCCACCACGCCACGGCAAATCACAGCTTGTGTCTATCTTCTTTCCAGCATGGTTCTTAGGTAGAAACCCAGACAAGAAGGTTATGATGGTGTCTCACACCACAGACCTAGCGGTAGATTTTGGTCGTAAAGTGCGTAACTTGATTGCCTTAGACGTGTACAGGTCTATATTCCCCACAGTGAAACTAGCGCAAGACAGTAAGTCGGCGGGTCGGTGGAACACAAACGTGGGAGGGGAGTATTATGCTTGTGGAATTGGTTCTGCTCTGGCTGGGCGTGGCGCAGATTTGCTGCTTGTTGATGATCCTCATTCTGAACAAGATGTAATCAACGGGAACTTCGGGGTCTTTGAGAAGGCTTATGAGTGGTTTACCTTCGGTGCTCGTACACGTCTGATGCCCCAAGGACGCGTGGCTATTATACAAACACGTTGGCATCTGGATGACCTGACAGGTCGTGTGGTACGTGACATGGGTAAGAACGAACGTGCTGACCAGTATGAAGTTGTTGAGTTCCCAGCCATTCTGGACGTTTTAGATAAGAAGACAGAGAAGACGATTCAGAAACCGCTATGGCCTGAGTTCTTTGACCTAGAAGCGCTACTACGTACCAAAGCATCCATGCCTGTGTTCCAGTGGAACTCGCAGTATCAGCAGCAACCAACCACAGAAGAAGCCGCTATTGTTAAGCGTGAGTGGTGGAACGAATGGGCCAAGGATGAGCCACCATCCTGTGAATATATTATCATGTCGCTTGACGCCGCAGCCGAGAGACATAACCGTGCAGACTATACAGCCCTTACCACATGGGGGGTATTCTTGAACGAAGAGACCACCGCGTACAATATTATATTGTTAAATAGCATAAAACAACGTATAGAGTTCCCAGAACTTAAACAGCTTGCGATGGAAGAGTACAACGACTGGGAACCAGACGCGTTCATTGTGGAGAAGAAAAGCTCTGGTGTAGCCTTGTATCAAGAGATGCGGCGTATGGGTCTACCAGTGTCTGAGTACACACCACACAGAGGGTCAGGGGATAAGTTGGCAAGACTCAACTCCGTTGCGGATATTGTAGCATCGGGACTTTGCTGGGTTCCGCAAACAAGATGGGCAGAAGAAGTTGTCGAAGAGATTGCGGGGTTTCCATTTATGAGTAACGATGACCTTGTGGACTCTACGGTTATGGCTTTGATGCGTTTTAGACAGGGTGGCTTCATACGGCTACCTAGCGACGAACCAGAAGATCAACAGTATTTTAAACAGCGCCGAGGCGGGTATTATTAAAGGTGACACATGGCTATTGAAAAAGGACTGTACGCTGCTCCAGAGGGGCTAGAAGACAGCATCACCGACATGGAGGAGATGGAAGTCCCCGAAATGGAGATTGAGATTGTTGACCCTGAGTCTGTTACGTTATCTGATGGTAGCATGGAGATTACTATAATCCCCGGTGATGAAGCGGACTTCTCTGAGTTTGGCGCAAACCTAGCTGAGTTGATGGAAGACGATGCCCTTGAGACGTTATCAAGTGATCTTGTTGGACAGATTAATACAGACATAGAAGCTCGCAAAGACTGGGCAGATACGTTTGTTAAAGGTCTTGACGTGTTAGGGTTTAAGTATGAAGAGCGTTCCGACCCGTGGGAAGGTGCTTGTGGCGTTAACTCTACAGTTCTAGCAGAGGCCGCTATCAGGTTCCAAGCAGAGACTATGAGCGAGACTATGCCTGCTGCTGGCCCCGTAAAGACCAAGGTGCTTGGCAAAGAAACTAAAGAAAAGACAGAAGCCGCTGAACGTGTCAAAGCAGACATGAACTACGAGCTTACCGAGAACATGGTGGAGTACCGCCCAGAACACGAACGGATGCTATACAGCCTTGGCTTGGCAGGTTCGGCGTTTAAAAAGGTATACTACGACCCCAATCTAGGCCGTCAGGTCGCTATCTATATCTCTGCAGAGGATGTGATTGTACCTTATGGTGCGTCTAATATCGAAGCGGCAGAGCGTGTAACGCACGTAATGCGTAAGACAAAGAATGATTTGAAGAAACTACAGGCTGCAGGGTTCTATAAGGATATAGACCTTGGCGACCCAGAACCTTACCACACAGACATTGAAGAGAAGAAAGCGGAAGAGGGGGGCTACTCGCTCACTGATGATGACCGCTACGCTGTCTATGAGATACACGCAGACCTTCTTATTGAGGGCATTGATGACGACGACGAGATAGCTCGCCCATACGTTGTCACCATCGAGCGTGGAAGTGGCGAGGTGCTGTCAGTCCGTAGAAACTACGAGGAGGGTGACCCACTTACCCTCAAGCGACAGCACTTCGTCCACTATAGCTATGTGCCGGGATTTGGCTTCTATGGCCTTGGATTGATCCACATCATTGGTGGATACGCCCGTGCTGGAACTTCCTTGATACGGCAACTGGTTGACGCAGGCACGCTGTCGAATCTCCCCGGCGGTTTGAAGTCGCGTGGGCTTCGTATCAAGGGAGACGACTCTCCTATTAATCCCGGTGAATTTAAAGATGTAGATGTACCGTCAGGGTCTATCCGTGACAACATTATGCCTCTTCCTTACAAAGAACCTAGTCAGACCCTTCTCGCCCTTTTGAATCAAATTACGACTGAAGGCCGTAGGCTAGGTGCTATTAGTGACATGGACATATCAGACATGTCAGCCAACGCTCCTGTGGGCACTACACTGGCTCTCCTAGAGCGCACACTCAAGCCTATGGCTGCTGTACAGGCACGCGTACACTACGCGATGAAGCAGGAGTTTAAACTCCTCAAAGCCATTATGGCTGAGTATGCACCAGACGAATACGCGTATATGCCTCATAGAGGCGAGGTAAGTGCTAAACGGACTGATTTCATGCTGGTGGACGTTATACCCGTCAGTGACCCTAATAACTCCACTATGGCGCAAAGGGTTGTACAGTACCAGACAGTGCTCCAGATGTCCGCGCAGGCTCCACAGATATATGACCTGCCACAGCTACACCGTCAGATGATAGAGGTGCTAGGCGTAAAGAACGCTGATAAGCTCGTACCAACTAAGGATGACGCGTTGCCAGCCGACCCGATAAGCGAGAACATGGACGCACTGATAGGCAAGCCGATGAAAGCGTTTATCTACCAAGATCACGATGCACATATCGCTACGCATATGTCGTTCATGCAAGACCCCTCAGTCGCTCAGATGATAGGGCAGAACCCACAGGCCAAACAGATTATGGCTTCGCTACAGGCGCACATTGCAGAGCACCTCGGGTTCTCCTACCGCAAGAAGATCGAAGAGAAACTGGGTGTGCCACTACCTGCTCCGAACGAGCAGATGTCAGAAGATATGGAAGTACAACTGTCACGTCTGGTTGCAGACGCAGGCAAGCAACTTACGCAGGCTAATCAACAGCAGGCAGCGCAAAAGCAAGCTCAACAGAAACAACAAGACCCGATCATTCAGATGAAACAGGCTGAATTGCAAATCAAACAAGCTGAAGAACAACGCAAGGCCGCTAACGATCAGGCAGATCAGCAAGTTAAACAAGCGGAATTGCAGATGAAGCAGCAGAAGATGATGATAGATGCTAAGATGGCGTCTGAACAACTCAACATAGACAAAGCCGAACTAGCTATTGATGCAAAACGTCAAGGCGTAAAAGACATGACGGCTAAGAGAGTTGAGGATAACAAGGTTGATTTGGAGGTAGCCAAAATAATGGCCGCTGCACAAAAACCGAGAGGTGATACTTAAATATGGCAAAAACCGTCTTTGACGTGCTGAAAGAAAAAATCGAGGATGATAAATCCTCTGCACTGGAATTTCTTGGGAGTGGTGGAGCAAAAGACTTCGCCCAGTACAAGGAAGTTGTTGGCTTAATTCGGGGTCTCGAAGCTAGCAAAAACCACATGGAAGACCTTGCGAAGAACTATATGGAAAACGATGATGACTGAACAAGCAGTTAAAATCAGCGACGCTGAACTAGAACTACAACTACCTAAACCCGTGGGCTACCGCGTGTTGGTAGCACTACCACAGCCCGACGAAACCGTTGCAGGGACATCTATCCTGAAGACGGAGACAGCCAAAACTCAAGATCACATCATGTCCATCATAGGACTTGTCGTAGATATGGGTGACCAAGCATATTCTGATGCGGAGCGTTTCCCCACAGGAGCATGGTGCAAGGAAGGCGACTACGTGATGTTCCGTATGAACTCAGGCACGCGCTTTACTATTGGCGGCATTGAATATCGGCTTATGAACGATGACTCTATTGAGGCTGTCGTGACCGATCCAACAGGCATTCAGAGGGCATAGACATGGCATTTCAAAAAGTAGAATTTGAGTT